CAACCAAATGGCGGTTGACCAAGATTATTTCATACCTGTTAGAGACCCTAACGCACCTAACCCTATAGATACTTTACCGGGAGCAACTAACTTATCAGAAATTGCGGATATAGAATATATTCAAAAGAAATTGTTAACCGCTCTTAGAGTACCTAAAGCCTTTTTAGGTTTTGAGGAAGTTGTCGGTGACGGTAAAAATCTTTCATTACAAGATATTAGATTTGCTAGAACGATTAATAGAATACAGAATTCTATGATTGCCGAGTTAAATAAGATTGCGATAGTACACTTATTCTTGTTAGGGTTTGAAGATGAGTTATCTAACTTTACGTTAGGTTTAACAAATCCATCGACACAAGCTGATTTACTTAAGATTGATGTGTGGAAAGAAAAGGTTCTTTTATACAAAGACGCTGTTATGCCCGTTGAAGGTATTGCACCTGTTTCCGTATCTTGGGCTAAGAAAAATATTTTAGGGTTCTCAGATGAAGAAATTAAATTAGATTTACAACAACAACGTGTTGAAAAAGCTGTTGGTGCTGAATTAATGAATACCCCTACAATTATTACACATACCGGAGTATTTGATAACATAGATAAATTATACGGTACTAAAACTGGTAACACTCAAAATTCTGAAGTCGTACCTCCTGAATCACCTGATGGTGGAATGGGGGATGTAGGTGGAGATTTAGGTGGAGATTTAGGTGGTGATTTAGGTGGTGATTTAGGTGGTGATGTCAATCCAATGGAATCACTTAATAGAGATAATTTAAAAATTCTATTAGAAAATGACGACATAACTAGCTCAAATTCTTTTATAGATTTATCTAAAGGAAGTAATTCTTTGGGTGAAATTGAAAAAGAATTGCAAAAAGTAATGAAAAGCTAATATTTATATTAAACAAAAAACAAGAATTATGAAATTTGGTATACTAAAATCTAAAATTGAAGAGACTTTATTAGAGTCATATAAAACTAAAACATTTAAAGAAGAATTTAAAAACTTCAAGAAATATGTTTTAGAAAATAAAAACGTAAGTAAATTGTTTTACCTTTACGACGACCTAACAACAAATAAAGGTCTTTCTAAAGATATTGTCGATTCATATATTAACGAATGTGTTACCATTTATGAAAATACCATTAATAAGATTGATACGAAAAGTCTAAGTGGTTTAAATAAGTGGGTATCAAATACTAATTCTAAAAACATATATGAAGATATTGATACTTTATTTTCTAATAACATTTTAAATATTACTTCAAAAATAGAAGTTAGAAAAACTATTTCCGAAAATTTACAAAAGGAAGTTGTTGTTGTTGAATCAACCTTCGCTGGTAACGTACCTTTTAAGTCTATGGTTAATATAGTTAATAGTACTGCTAAAAAATATATCGAATCATTAAATGAAAGTGATAAAAAAGAATTGATGTCAATTTTAACTGAAGATGAAAAAGTTTTGGAAGAAAAGTTTGAAACTTTAAAATCTGAGGCTATTGGAAAATTAAATTCGGTTATTATTGAGGAAGTTGATGTTGAGGTAAAAAATAAGGTCAAAGAAACTATGACTAAATTAACTTCAGAATCTTTTACGAAATTAGGTTATTATAAGTTAACCAAATTAAATGAAAACCTATAACGATGGAAGTCGGTCTTACCAAACAATTAAATAGTTTTTTAAACAGGATGGTCAAACGTAAGTATCCTGTTAACGAAATTAACGTTTCCGGTAGAGACATTGGTAATGGTAATTTCGATTACACAGTATGGGTCCACCCCACTTGGGAAGGTCATGATAGACTTCAGTCTGATGATAACTTTGAGGAAGAATTATTTAAATATATAAAAGAGACCACTGAAGATGGTATTATGTTATTTAGAGAATATACCCGGGGTCACTACTTTAATAAGGTGGATTGGTTTTGGGATTAATTATTATCCGACTTAAACTTTTTTTCAACGTATTTTGCCTTATTTAATTCCTGTCTTTTAATTACTGATGGTTTAACAAACTCTTTACGTTTATTTATTTCTTTACTCTGACGAGTTTTAATAACTTTACTCTTATATTCCCTAAGAGCTTTTTCAATTCCTTTACGTTTATCTACCTTTATAATTAACATTTGATTTTATATTTTTGACTATAACCATAAATATACCTATCATTATTAAAAATAAACAAAACATATTTTAAATGAATGAAAAAAGGAAAAACGGCAAAAATAACCGGTTACAAACGGGCAAAAGTCATGTATGGGACTGTAGATTCAGTAGAATTGAAATCTTTATATCTAAATCTACATACTTGGGTTAACCCAAAAGAAGATAGTGATAATTGGGAACGTATTGTTCTTAATATGAGTAGGAAAGTAAAACATTTAGTTTTAGAAACAATAAAAGACGATATTTTTAGTAAAAAGTTTATTGTTGATTTTGATTTGAGATACAGTGGTATATATAAAGGTAAAAAGTCATTTCTAAGTTTAGAAATAACATTATTCTTAACTGATAATGGTTTAGATTTTAGGGATAGGAAAATAAGAGAAAATTTAAAAGAAATCGTTAATAATATATTCAAATATGAGTTCAACAATAATAAATATTTTGAGTTTCATCTAACAAAATCAAATAATAAAGAAAAAGTTTTAACAGAAACAGGTATTACTTAATATTTATTAATTAAAACTAATACAATGGGTTTAAGAATTTTAAAAGAAAACGAAATAGGTACAGGTATCTTAATTGAAATGGACGCTGGTCACATATCTCCTAAAGAGGAAAGAAATAACATAATGTTGAAGGAGTCAAATGAGACGATGGACCACACCAAACCTTTCGAGTTCTACGCAGTATTACAAAAATATAATACTCCAAATAGGAATGGTAGAACGTACCCTGAAAAAATATTAAAAAGAGAAGCGATAAACTATAAGAAGATGATTGATAAGGGAATTGCTCTTTCAGAGTTAAATCACCCTGAATCATCTTTAATAGATTTAGACAGAGTTTCACATTCAATCACAGAAGTGTGGTGGGAAGACAATGTTTTAATGGGTAAGATAAAGTTACTTACATCTCCGGGATTCCATGAGAGAGGTATAGTATCTACTAAAGGTGATATGGCGGCTAATTACCTTAGACAAGGTGTTACATTAGGTATATCTTCAAGAGGTGTAGGTTCACTTAAAAAAGTGGGGGAACAGAACGAAGTTCAAGACGATTTTGAATTAATCTGTTTTGACTTAGTGTCATCACCATCTACTCCGGGAGCGTATCTTTTCTTAAATCCTGAGGATAAAGATAAGTATGATGAGAACTTAGAAGAAGAAAATAAAGTTAAAGTTGAACGTCAAGTTGGTGAAACAGGTAACAAATCACTTGACTTAATGAAAAAATTAGACGATTATTTAGGTAAATAAAAAAATAATTAAAAAATAAAAAAAATGGAAGAAAAGTATTTTGTTGCAAAAATAGCATTAGATTCAGTAGATACTGAGACAGGAAAAGTAAAAAAATTAAGAGAAGAGAAATTAGTACACGGGTATAATCCTACGGACATAGAAGCTAAAGTAACTAAGGTTTTTGAGGCTTACAGTATGGATTGGAGGATAACAGCAATTGTTGAAAGTAAAATTGATGAGGTAATCGAGTAAGATTTATCTAATTAAAAAAATAAAAAAGTGTGGTTTTTTACAATCACACTTTTTTTTATGCTATAACGCTATATTTATCATGGTATAGAGAGTGCTAATAGTAAAACCCCGTAAAAAGGTATTTTTTAGTAAACTCGTATATTTATAATAAAATAAAAAAACATTTAATGGCAAAAGAAAAATCATTAGTAGAAGACGCTATCACTCAAATCAAAGGATTAGAGGACGTATTAGCCGAAAACGCAAAAGGAATACTTCGTTCAACGATGAAAGAAGAAATCAGTGATTTAGTAAAAGAATCTCTTTCCGAACAGGAAGATGAAGAGGTTGAAATGGAATTAGACGTAGATGATTTAGGTATTGATGACGATGAGTCTGAAGAACTTGAATTTGATATGGATGATGATAACGACGAATTAGAAAACGAATTATCGTTAGACATCGAATCCTTAGGGTTGGGTATGGATGATGATGATGAAGAAACTATCGACTTAACTGATATTGACGATGAAGATGAAATTCTACGTGTCTTTAGTTTAATGGGTCCTGATGATAATATTGTGGTAACACAAGATGACGCAGGTAATATTAACTTAAAAGACGACGAAAAAGAATATATGATTGTTGGTGAAGGTGAAGAAGAGATTGAAATCGAATTGGAAGAAGACTTGGAATTTGATTCGGAAATCGAATTAGATGAAGAGGAAGACGAAGTTTTTGATGAAGAATCTATTGAAGATATAGTTTCAAGAGTTTTTGATGAATCATATGGTGGAATTGACGACGATGAAAACATCGAAGAAGAAGAAGAAATCATGTATGAAATCGAATTCGACGATGAAGACGAAGATGAGTTTACAGAGATTGACCTCGAAGAAACATTAGAGGAATCAAAACCTAAATTCACGTATGGGTCTAATCCTAACAGTAAAGGATTCAATACGAAGATGAAAAAGGCTGACCCTAAAAAGGGAACAGGTAAAGCGAAATTCGAATTCAAAGAAGGTCAAGGATATGATGACAAAGAAGATGAACGTTTAGGTATGGAAGACAGAAAAATTTCAAAGAAAGATTTCAAAGGTACCGAAAAACGAAAATCTAAGTCTCGTAGAGATGACGCACATTTCGAAACAAGAGAAGGTCACTACTCAAAAGAAGAAACAAAAGAGGCGTCACGAACGCTTGGTAATGGTAAATATTGGGGACGTAAAGGTTTAAATAAACCAAAAGCGGCACCAAGAAACATTAGAGTTGAAAATACCAATACCAAAGAATTGAAAGTCCTTAGAGAAAAGAATGAAGAGTATAGAAAAGCACTTAACGTATTTAGAAATAAATTAAATGAAGTGGCAATATTCAATTCTAACTTAGCGTACTCAACAAGATTGTTCACAGAACATTCAACTTCTAAAACTGAAAAAATTAACATTTTAAGAAGATTTGATAACGTTGATACGATTAAGGAATCTAAAGGATTATATAGGACTATTAAAAATGAATTGTCAACGGACAATGGAAATTCAAAACCAATGAACGAATCTATCGGTAAAACTATCGATAAGAATCTTTCTACAGGTTCATCACAAAATTTGATTGAATCTAAGACTTATGAAAATCCACAGTTCTTGAGAATGAAAGATTTAATGTCAAAATTATAATAAATAAATAAATAAAACTAAAAATAAAAAACCAAAAAAATGGGAGCATTATTAGAATCAGGTCTTGTTGGTAACATTGGGTTAAAACACCTTAAAGTTATCAAAGAAGACACAATTAACAAATGGGATAAATTAGGATTCCTAGAAGGTCTTAAAGGACACTTAAAAGAGAACGTAGCTCAGTTATATGAGAATCAAGCGTCTCACCTAATAAATGAAGCATCTGACGCAGGTTCAGCAGGAGCATTTGAAACTGTTGTATTTCCTATCGTTAGACGTGTATTCTCTAAATTATTAGCGAATGACATCGTATCAGTACAAGCTATGAACTTACCAATCGGTAAATTGTTCTACTTCGTACCTAAAATTCAAGGATATAACGGTGGAGATGCTAACCAATCAGGTGAACATTATGCACCTGTAGGTTCTCCGGGTAATTACCCAGGTGACCCTAACTCAGGTTACACAGGAACTGGAGCTTACGCTAAGAACCTTTACGATTTATTCTACGAAGGTAACGAACCGGGTCTTGACCCAGCAGGATTGTTTGACTACTCTAAAGGACGTTGGTCAGCTATTACAGCTACAACAGCTATCCAATCATGGTCAAATGGTAACTTAATTGATTCTGTAATTTCAGGAGACACTGCATCAGCAGGAGTTATTCCAGCAGGAAACACAAGAAAAGTAATCATTAAAATGTGTGGATTCGCTGATACAGGAGCAGGAAAACTAATCGGACCTGATGGTAACGAAATGGATACGGAATCTTTCTTATCTGATTTACACGTTATTAAGTCTGTTGGATTATCTGCATCAACAACACCTTGTGAAATTTCTACAGGTTCATTGTTATTCAGAGTTGTAACTCAACAATATGGTAAAGGTATCGTGAAATACGGTTCTACAACTAAAACCAATTGGCCTGGAGCTACAGACCCAGCAGGTAACGGAGGTTCTTTCAAGAACGTTTGTGACGCTGACGGATGTATCTACTTAGAGGTTGATTTATCTTGTCCGGTATGTGCTGATTGTGATTCTACATCTTTAGATGGGTACACAGGAGCAACTATCAATAGTGGAGCAACTGATACTTCTTTCACGGCTGTATTCAGACGTTACGAAGAATTAGAATTTGAAGATAAAATCGGTGAAGTTTCTTTCGACTTGGATTCTGTTACAGTATCTGTTACTGAAAGAAAACTAAGAGCACAGTGGTCTCCTGAGTTAGCTCAAGATGTCGCTGCTTTCCATAACATCGATGCTGAAGCTGAATTAACAGCTTTATTATCTGAACAAGTTGCGGCTGAAATCGATAGAGAAATCTTGAGAGACCTTAGAAAAGGTGCAGCATGGAACCTAAGATGGGATTATAACGGATGGAGAAGAATTTCTCAAACAACATCATACACTCAGAAAGATTGGAACCAAACTTTGATTACAGCAATTAACCAATTGTCAGCACAAATTCACAAATCAACTTTGAGAGGTGGAGCTAACTGGATTGTTGTTTCTTCTGAAGTTTCAGCTATATTTGACGATTTAGAATACTTCCACGTATCTAACGCGTCTCCTGAGCAAGACCAATATAACATGGGTATTGAAAGAGTGGGAACTCTTGCAGGACGTTACCAAGTGTACCGTGACCCTTACTTCCCAGCGAATCAAGTGTTGATTGGACATAAAGGAACATCATTGTTAGATACGGGGTACATTTACGCACCTTACGTACCACTACAATTGACACCTACAATGTACAATCCATTCAACTTCACTCCGATTAAAGGAATTATGACGAGATACGCGAAGAAGATGGTAAATAACAGGTTCTACGGACGAATTACTGTAGATGGTGTTAGAACATTCGATTTAAAAGAATTGAGATAATCAAAACTTTAAAATAGATAACCTAAAAAGGTCCTCATTATTGGGGACCTTTTTTTATATCAATTAGTTAACAATTCACTTTTAGGTAAAGTTTATTATATTTATAAATATGAAAAAGTTTATACCTACAACAGAACAATTAGAAAGAATACTTAAAATGTATAACGAAGACCTTATGGGTTCTCATTCTATTGCGAAAGAAATCGGTGTTAGTAAACCCACGATACTAAGGATTTTAAAAGAAAATGATGTTGAGATGGGTCCTTCCGGTAGAAGGTTTATTGGTGGTCGTAAAGTTGCGATGAAAAAATACAATTCAAAACCTGAAACAAAAGAACGTAAAAGAAAAAATTATGACAAATGGTATGAGAACAATAAAGAACATCGTAAACAGTATCTAAAAGAATACCGTGAAAATAATATTGAAAAAATAAGAAAGACCAAAAGGGACTACGAGAGGAATCGTAAAGCGAGGGACCCCCTTTATAAATTAATTTCTAATTTCAGGACTGCGATATATCAGGTATTAAAGGAGAGTAATGTGGATAAGAACGAACATTACTTCGATGTATTACCATATAGTCAGGAGGAATTGATTCAACATTTAGAAAATCAATTTACAGACGATTTAACGTGGGATAATTACGGGGAGTGGCACTTAGACCACATTATACCTATAAGTTCATTTAACATACAGGAAATGGGTGATGAGGAGTTTATTAAGTGTTGGTCATTAAAAAATCTCCAACCGTTATGGGGTGAGGAGAATATTCGTAAGTCTAATTCTATATTATTTTAACTTATTAATAAAATATTTAATCATGATGTGACCACTTTTGTAGTTTGTTGCGAGTGGTACGTCGTGTACATCACAGAGTCTCATTAACATGGAGATATCGACATCATGTGGATGTTTATCTAATGGGTCTCTAAAGAAGATTACCCCATCTATTTCACCACGAGTAACCATTGCCCCTATTTCGGCGTCACCACCCATTGGTCCACTATTAACGGCTTCTACTTTATCGATACCGGCGTGTGTAATTTTTTTACCTGTAGTTCCTGTGGTTACTAATGATACTTTATCATTATTAAAAAAATCTAAACGTTTCATAACGAATGCAACCATATCCGATTTTTTTCCGTCGTGCGCTATAAGTGCTAATCTCATTAGTCGTATCCTAGTATTACGTCACTTCTATTATCTTCATCCTCAAAAAGAGGTAATTGATTTGGATTTTTAAATTGTTCTAATTTTTTAGTTTCCCAATAAACTTTTCTGACTGCATTACCTAATTCCTCATCGTTGGGGAATTCTTCTACTAGTTGGTTAATTTGTTCTATATTCATAATTTTACTAATCTTTTCCCATCATTTGGTTTTTCAAATCTTTGTATTTTTTATTCCACTTTGAGATTTCTTCTTTATAACCCAATTTAATTAAGTCTTGTTTACCAAGTTCTGTTTTAAGTGAGTTTATTTCTTTTTCAAGGTTTTCTATTTTAATTTCGTATAATCTATAACTTTCCATCTTCTTTGTTTTTGGGTTTAAAATTTAAATTGTCTACATTTACTTCATAACTATCTTCTTTTATTTTTGTAAATATTAATAATAATTTTATGTTATTTTCTCTACACCAATTCTTAAACTCTTCTTCTGGTACGTTATGTAAATTGTTAGGATATTTTTTTCTATATAAATCACCGTATTGTATAGGTAAGTTATATGTGCCAACATAATCCTCACCACCTAATTGGTTTAGATTCCAAAATCCGGGGGTTTCTTGTTTAATATTATTTTCACTAAGTTTACTTAATATATCTTTAATTACATCAAGTTTACCGGTTACATAATTATCTTGAGCCATTAAGGATAACAGATTCATTCTGTATTCCCCTAACCATTTTATTAGTTCATTCTCATCCATCTTTGTTTTGTTTTATTTGTCTAAACCCTATTACTGTTATAAATAATGCTATGTACACAATAAGTATAAATTCAACTATATCTAATGTTTCTTTACTCATCGTTGTTTTGGTTTAAGAATAAATTCCATATTCAATTCTCATCATTTCATCAATGATTTCTTGTTTACTATATTCAATAGGTTTCTTTCCACCCATTGCTGGGCAAGATGTATTCAACCACCCTATTAGTTTTTGATATTCACCGTTCCAAACATCATAACCAATCTGTATAACTTTTGATAATTCTTCTTTACTCATCTTCTTTGTTTTGGTTTAATTCCACCACATTCAAATTCTATATGGTTATACATTAACTTCATTACCCAAGCATCTTCAAACTCATACATTCCACAAGTATTACAAGCATCCTCCATTGTATCATAATATTTTATTACACCCTCTTTATCCTTCATAAAATCCATTGTTCTAAGGTCTATGATTACATATTGGTCTTTACTAATGCTATTTAAACTACTCATAATGCTTTTAATTATTTGTTATAAGTAAATATAAACCTTTTTATTGATATAAAAAAACATTTTGGCATTTATTTTCAAAAGTTATTAACAATTTAATGAGAATCTCCAATTTCATTCTTCTCCCCAAAGATTAAATAATCAGGGTTTATAACTTTAGCAATCTTGTTACGTTCTCCTGTATGATACTTAATTACAATTCCTTCCTCTGGAACCTTAGTCCCTTCGATGAAGTTTTTGAATGTATATTTGTCTTGGATTTCTTGAGACCAATTTCCATAGTGTAATAATTCAACATACGGTAAGTGTAACAATGAATCAACAGTATCAAAAGCATCTAAAGGGTTTAGATATTCATCATTTTGCTTAACATCAAATGCAGTAAACCTAATTTCATCTAAACCATAATCATATCCTTTTTGAATACCTGCTCCATAAACTTCCCCATATACAATAACACCATTCCCAATATCAGGGTTTGTGTATCTACACTTAACATAATCCCAAAGCTTTTCTTCGATTTTATATTTCTCTCCAACCGTTTTCCATACATCAGTTGAATAAAATCCTTGTGAAGTTGAACCTTTCTCCATATTATGAGAACCATATACAAATTCATAATCAATCCAATCATCATGTAACCAAAAGAACTTTTTAATCCTATCTAATAAAGATAACTTTGATTTCTTTACAATTCCATATCGGGCATTTGCACCATGAATTTTACGTGTAATCTCAACAGTATCTTCTTCAGTAAACATTCCATCTACATTTTTAAGATTTGGAAACTTATAGTAAATGTGAAAGTTTTGATTATCCCTATACTTAATCTTTCTACCAGAAGATAATTGAACTTGTCTAACAGGTGGTTCGTATTTAGAAATAGATAAATGTGACATTAAATCTGTCCCTTCCAACATATATGTAGACCTTACAAATTTATGTGGAATAATCAAACACTCAGAATAAACCCCTCTTAATTTAACAGTTCTAACTCTATTACCCTTTCGTAAGTAACTTGTTATTCCGATGTCTTCAGAAAGTTCTAACGGAATTACAGCGTCAGTTGTTGCAATAACTACTAAACTTCCTATACAAAGTTCACCTTTCTTCGTGATTGCATTCCAACCACCAGCAACTACAAGTTCGATGTTATCGGCACCTTTGATTTCTCTTACTTCGTTAATTTTTGCTACAAATGCGCAGCTGTTTTTATTTTCCATTATTTTATATTAAATCTATTATATCTTTTAGTTTAGGTTTAATAAAATAATCCCATTGCCGACTCTAAACCTTTTTCAGTTGCTAGATGAAGTGACTTAACGTTAACCTTTAAACTATCCGAATCTTTGTATTCTTTAAGGGCAACTTTAATAGCCCCTTTCTTGGTTTTGGCCCATACGGTATTCCATCCTCCACCTTCGAAGGTAAACATATATTGTTTATTCCTAATTGGTCTAGGTGTTTTAGGTTTTGTAACTGACTCTATTTTAGTAAAAATTGATTCAATAATTTTAATTTGAGTTTGGTTACCTCCAATAACATTATCTTTGTAATTAGATAGTGCGTTATTTATAAGTGTTAATTCTGTATTAGTAATTTCCAATTTCATATCGTTTATTTTTTGATGTCTACAAATATAAGTATTAAATTTGGGTTCTACAAATATTATTAAGAGTTTTATTATTTTTTATTTCGAATAATTTTTCGTATATTGCAGTATGAAAAAATTAACATTAACAATAATCGCGGCTTTAACTATTTTTACTAGTGTATATTCACAAACTAAATTAGATTATTTGGTTTTAGAAAAGATTAATGAATATAGGGTGGAGAAAGGTTTAAACCAAGTTATGTGGTCAGACAAATCTTATAAGGCTTCAAAGTACCATAATGATTATCAATTTAGAGTTGAAAAGATAACTCATTTTGGTGTCGGTAATATGAAGACACCGTCAGATAGATTTAAATTTTATAATATACCATTTATTAGAATGGGTGAAAACATCTTATGTACTTATGTTGATGAGGGTACTACTATGGATGATTTAGCCACAAGGATATTTAATAGATGGAAGAATTCACCACCACATAATAAAACTCTATTGGGGGATTATAAATACGGGTCTGTAAGTTGTGGGAATTCAACTATTTGTTTTTCGACTATGAATTTTTGGAGTTCTATTTAGGTTTACACGGATTAAAAATACCTAAAGTTTTTGGTACATTACCGGATATAAACGTATCCTCATCTGCAAAAGGTTTTAACGGTCCATAAATTATTTTACGTTCCTCACCTTCTTTTTGAGTGTAAACACACACCATAGGGGCTTCACCATGGTATTTACCCCTTGTAGACGTTCCCGGAGTACCTTTCATTGTTAGTTTAATTTCCCCATTTTTAGCACTACCACCTGAACTAATTCTCTTAAGTTGTTGTTCAGTTGGCGTAATAATAGTATATACCGTTCCTCCTGGCCTTTTAGCTGGGTAATATTCGTGATTTGGTGTATTAGTCCCTATTAACTTAGCTTTAGGGGGGGTATATGGCGTACCTTTCCAAACTTTATTATTATTCATATTAGAGTACCCAATAAGTGTCCCATTTCCGTAAATTGAGAATGTAGCTTCATCACAATTGTGGTTAGTATTGTTAGACGGTATAGGAAAACCTTTTACGTCCATCCCGTCTCTAAAATACCCTATAATTATTCCCATACCTTTGGAACACTCTAATACGGTCTCATTAACTGTTGGTTCAAGTTTGACTTCACCGGTAACATTAACAAATTGACCATCTTTCGGATAGTTTGACGTGTCTCTTTCTTCATCTGTACATCCACCTGTATCGGTTATCCGAATGTAATCGGTCCCCCGTTTAAATTCATTTGAAACCTTAAAACCATAATCTTTACCATTAGTCTTTAAAAATTCTATTAATTTACTGACTCTTTGTATGGCGTACCCCTCATTTTGTTTCCATTGAGATGTGGTTTTATCAGGTAAATTAGTAAAATTTTTATTGGTTTTTAAAGAAGTGTCAGATAATTTTAAACCATTATTACTATTTTTCGGTTGTAAGGGTCCATTTAAATAATTACTTGCCGACCCAACAGACGTATTTATTTTTGTTAAAATAATGGTATAATTTTCATTATCTCCATCACCAACACTTTTTTTTATTTCGTCACCCAATTTTTTTATTGCAGTTTTAAAACTTTGAGTGGATGAACCTGTAGCTGGAAAAGATATTTTTAGACGAAAAGGAATTGTCTTAAAGGGTCCAACTTTTTTAATATTGCCAAGGCGAATAATAGGTTCACTTATACTATTTTTTCCATTACACAAACCATATGTTGAATCTTTATCTTCATTTAAAGAATATAAATCACGTATATTTTTCTTTTCCCGTTCTGTTATAATAAATTTTCCCACAATTAAGTTTTATAATAAATATAGA